ATCGAAGCCTCGCTCTCTGTGTTTTGTGTTTCTTCTGTGGGTGTGGGTGTTTCCGGTTCGGGTTGTGTTTCACTTGCTGCAACGGAGTGAACTGTTGCGTTTTCGAACGCTTGGCTCTCAACGAGTGAGACTTCGCGGAGAGAACATTGGGTGACGTAGAGGATGCCGTCGCGTGGTTCGGCTGCTTTTACGTCTACGCCGACGGATAATCCGTCGCGTAATCCTTGGGATGCTTCGATGAGACTGTCGCTGCCGCGTGATGTGTCGGCGACGGAGAATGTTGCTTGGATGCCTTGTTGTGTGGTGATGGCGTCTTTCAGTATGCCGATGGGTTTGGTGCGGTCATGTTCAAGGAGTAGTTTGATTTTGGCTCCGGCTTTAATGTTGATGGAGTTTGGTTCGAATACGACTTTGCCGACGGATGTGTTGCCGACTTCCCCGAATGGGACGATTTGGCCGGCGATGATGCGTCGTCCGGCGTCAGCTGCGGTGATGGTTGAGTTGAATGTGAAATGCACTAGATTTCCTCCACGTTTGTGCCTTCGCTGGGGGCAAGGTCTTCCATGATTCGGGCTTGTTTTGTGTCGATAAGTCCGAGGGTGAGCATTTTTTCTATAACGGTGAGTCGTTCGATTGCGTTGGATCGTAGGAATGCTTCGTTGATTTCGAATTTGACGTATTGGCCTCGGGGGGTGAGGTCTTCCATGGAGAGTCGGTCTTCGATGGCGGTGATGTAGTTCATGAGTGACATGTCAACGAAGTCACGTCGACGGTCTTGAATGTTTTGGTAGGTGTTCGAGCGAATGATTTGGGCGTCGATGAGGTCGCCGGGAATGTTCATGAGTCGTGCGATTTCGAGTGCCATGTATTGGCGGGCTTCGTTGTAGCCGAGTTCGGATGTGGTGAATTGGGTTGGTTGAAATTCGAGGTTCGATGAAAGGTATGCGGTGGAACGGTTTTGTCGAGCGTTACGCCATGCAGCAAGGAGGCCGGTGATTTGATCTTCAGGTAGGTCTGCGCCTTTGTTCATGATCACACCACCGGGCATCGGGGTATTTGCAAGGGTGGCAACGGCTTTTTCTAAATCGAGAGCTGCTTGGATGGTTCGACCACCGCGGGAGAGAACACCTCCACCGTTGAGGCCTTGAAATGTGATGATGGAACCAACACCCCATTCTGGGCATTTGGTTTGATCAACGGTGTAATACTCGACTTCGGTTCCATATTGGTTGAGGCGTGGTGTGACGCGATTATTATTGACCCATTCGAATCGTGATGGTCGTCCATCAACTTTGCTGATTTCCGTGACACGCCAGTAAGCGACATCGAAGAAAATGAGTGAGTCAAGTGTCCAACTGATGGTGACGGCGCGTGGCTGTCTCGGGTCTGGTTGTTTTAACCATGTGGGTGTGGGTAGTTCAACATCGTCGGATTCACGATATAGCTCAAGTTCGAGTGGTGAAAGAACGTTGATGACAAGGTTGCGACAATTTGCGACGGCTGGAACGGCCATAGCGGAGTCGCGGGCGATGGGAACTTGTTGATAGCCGTAATACCATGTGCCAGCACCGTTCATGACTGGTGGTGCATATTCGGCGCGAATGTGTGGATTGGTTGGGTTTTGTGGCGTGTTTTCTCGCAACCCAATAGCTTCTAAGAATCCCACGAATTCTACTGTGCGACATGATTATGTGAGGAGCATGGTTTGATTTGTTTTGTTTTGTTTGTCGGCGTTTTTTCACACTTCAATAATTTTGGCTGCTGGTCGTGGTTTGACAGCGAAATGGATTGTCATGGCAAGTGCGATAGCGGCGTTCACGTCTCCAGCGGATTGCCGTCGGACGATGCGCCATCCACCATCGCCGATGGGTTTCGCGGCGCATGAATGTATTTGGTCGATGAGTTCTTGTTGTCCGGCGTGAACAAGTTTTTTGTGGGTCATGGTGGAGAGTAGTTCGTCGCATGCTTGTGCGAATCGTGTGCCGGATACGTCTTCGACTTGGATACCGGATGCGGCTAGTTTCGCGGCGATTGCGGAGGTTGCGTAACGGTCGTAGGCGACAACGTGTGCGCGATATTTTCTCGCCCAGGTGGCGACTTCGGATGCGATGACGGTGTCTTCAACATTGTAGTCGGCTCGCCATGAGGCGATGATGCCGACACCGATTCGTCCATCATCGAGGAGTTGTGCCCCAACGAGTGCGGCTGTGCGTCGGTGTGGTGCGATGTCGATGGCTAACCATGTGGGGTTGCCGGGTTCAAGGATCAACGTGGTGTCTTGGCATTCTTCGAATGCACCGTCTGGCCATGGTGATTCGGTGGAGACGATCCATTGACAGAGCATTTCGGTTTTGATGGCGTCGGGGTCGTCGGTGGTGACATGGTTTTCGAGGACGGTTTCATCGATGAGGTATCCGAGTGATGGGTTGGCTTGTTGCCATGCTTTTCGGTCGGTGATTTTCAGTTTCGGGTCTGCGCTCCATTCGTACCATCCGATCGCTGGATTTTTTGTGGTGAGGGCGCGGGTGCGTAAATCTGAGAGAACGATGGAGGTGGCGTCACCGGCGTTGGATGTGACGAAAGTTTGTGCGTTCGGTTTCGCGTTTGTGGTGTAGGTGGCGGCTGCCCATGCTTCGGATGAGATTTCTCGAAGTTCATCAATGTAAAGCAGGTCAGCTGAAAGTCCTCGGGAACCGTCTCGGGTCGCGGCGGTGATGCGGTATTCCGCACCGTTTTTCAGCACGATTTCTTCTTGACCGTTAGCCCATCGACCAACTTCACCACGATTGAGGACGGTGCGGTTTTTAAGTTCTGGGGTTTTGGAAATAATCCCAGCAACTTTTTTGAATGTTTCTCGAGCCATGCCACGATTCGATGACATCGCCACGATACTCATTTCATCGAAGAGAAAGAGTCCGGCAAGGATACGCATCGCAGCTAGATGAGTTTTTCCATTCTGTCTGGCGATGGTCGCTCCAGCTAGTTTCCGCACCCATTTCCCAGACGCATCGATCGCGCAAAGATCATGAACCACCCATTGTTGCCATGGTAATAACGGCAAAAAAATCCGTTCAGCAAACTCGATCAACTCGCTTCCACGCGACGCCCCATCCCATACCGGGGTGTGCAAACGCGGCACAGTAAAGCCTTGCAATTTTCCGTCCTCCAACATGAACCAACCTCAAACCTGACGAAACGGAGTCGAATCCAACACATTCACAGTCACATCATCACCCAAACCAGTTCGATCCCGACCCTTGGAGAGAGATTTACTGTTTGGCCTAAGGTGGGTGGAAATGTTGTTTAGGAAAAATCGTGCTGTGAGGTCACGTTTGTGGCTGTTGCAGGTGTGGCATGCGCTGATGAGGTTGTCGGGGTGGTCTTCGCCTCCGTGTGCTATTGGGATGATGTGGTCGACTGTGTTGGCGTGGTTGCCGCAGTAGGCGCATGTGTAGTCGTCGCGTTTGAGGATGGTGGTGCGTAGGCGTTTCCATGTGCTTGTGTTTCGTCCGTGTTGCATTAGTACCAGCCTTTGTGGTTGTGGTGTGTGAGGGCTTTGCATGGTGTTTTGTAGGTGTGTTCTATGTAGTTGATGCCGATGATGATTTGTCGGTAGGGGTTGTTTTCTTTGAGGTTGAGGATTTGTGGGATTCCGTATGCGGTGGATGTGGGGTTGTTGGCTGTGGGTCTCCAGTTGGATTCGCGTGTCCAGAGGGTGTCGAGGCATGTCATTTGTTGGGTGTTGTTGATGATGTGGGATGCGAATTGTTTGTAGTCGTAAATGTTGGGGGAGTGGGTAATGAGTGTGAGTGTTATCCACAAGGAATGCATCATTTGTTTTCTTTTTTCTTTATTAGGGTTATATGGGGATTCTGGGTGAAATGGGTTTCATCCCCCCCGGAAGTGGGTTTCACCCTCCCCCCTGTAATGGGTTTCACCCCTAAATGCCAGTTATCCACACGCCAAGTCCAATGGTAGAGATTGGTGGTTTGGCGATTGTTTGAGAACTGTGGTTGACGCATGATGACACCTTCGGATTCCAGTTCATGCAGATGGATTCTGACCATGCGTTGTGAAAGGCCGGTTCGTCGAGCAAGTGTGGTGATGGATGGCCAGCAGTCGAAATCTTCACCAACATGATCAGCCAGAGCGATCGCAACCAGTCGAATACCAGAACCCCAATGTTCGGGTGCGAAATCAAGAACGAGTGCCAGTTGTTGAATAGCCATTAGAACATCCGTCCGGGTAGAGCCCATTTGATGCTGGCGCGTCCTGTCAACGTTTTGCCCACCATGCCGGTGTCGATCAGCAAACCGTCATCAACGAGTTCACGGCGTCGTGACCTGATGCCCGAATCGGTAGCTGCTGGCCAACGCCATAACCGCATCGCTTCCCGATACATGTCGATAAGTTGTTCATCGGTGTAAGCGGTGTCAGATTTTTCGAATAACACCATGAGTCGATCACGTAACGGTTTCACAGCGACACTCAACGCGGCGTCCATGGATGTCCATGGGTCG